TCCAACCAAGCAGTACCTAGTATCTCCTTGATCATCTCTTGTGTGTAACCGTTAGGGTGCATTAGTAATGATCCTCAAGTCCTTCTTGTGGTGTAGGTTTCCAGTCCTTACCATAGTATTTCTCTAAGATATTATGGTGTGGTGCATCTGTTCCTACCACTACCTTCTTAGGTGGTGGAGGTGAGAACATCTCCATCTGTATCTCAGGTATAGAAAAAGTGTCACCACCTTTTCGATGATGACACCAATAGAATGTGCCGTCTTCTTTTTTATATAAGTGGTCTGCTTCGTGTGGACTAAGCAATACCATTTTAATTATCTTATCACCATCTTCAATCACGTTGCCTCCAATCATCAGATCGTTCTTGATGAAACCATTCCACTACTTCATCTGGAGAACCGAAACCCCTCTTATGATGAGTTGGATCGGGGTCTCCAATATTCAACTCATTCAGAAAAGAATCTGTAGGATCTGTAACCATTCTTCTAGCAGTATTCATCATACCTCTAGCAGCAGTATTTGCTTTTGCTAGTTTGTTTGCCCAGATCATGTCTTCTAAACCAACTTCCGTTCCAGAAGCAATGTCCTTACAAATTGCTTCTAACCTCAAACGATATTGTGTTGATAGCATATGATATTCTATTGTTAATATTATTTATCAGGCATATGCTGTTGATGCAAATACAACTGATGCTCCTAAAGCACAACCCATGATGGTGAGTCGGCTCATCCACCACATTATCTCGTGCTTGTTTTTTGTAATGCTACTCATTTTTCTTCCTCAGTTTTGAGGCAGTAATCAACAAAATGAGGATGCTCCTTTAAGTAAGGCACATCCTCTATTGCGTCTCTGATTGCTTCATACGAGTCAGTAGCGATCTCGCATATTTCTTTTTGATGTCTTTCGGTATCAACTTCGTGATAACCAACTATGTAGTGAGTCATTTGCTTAATGCACAGTACCCTTGTTCACATAGAGTTTCTAACTTATTAATAATGCGTTCGTAATCATCCCACATATTATCGCATTCGGATACTTCCTTTGCGAGGTTACATGCTTTGATTATACGTTGCACATCGTTTTCGTTAAGTCTCATAACTCATAATGTATGCTAATACTAATTATAAGTATAACTTACTAGAGGTCAAGCTATGTTAGGTTAAGCAGACACTGCGTTATTGTCTAAATCATGCCTTTGATATGCAGCAGGTGTACGTGTGCTGTTATCTGCAGTCCTGGCTTGAAATGTACCTGGTGTTCTTGTGGAGTTATCAGACTTTCTTGCTTGAAAATCTGCGTTCCAATTCTTGTATGTTACTGTAGTCCAACCTTCGTTTCCTGAGAACTGATTAACAGTAGCACTTCCTGGTTGAGATCCTACTGGATTGCAATCAACATCATTCCTTTGGTATGCCATTTAATTTTAATCTACTTCTATTATATCTAGTTTTTTGACTAAGTTCATAGCAGCAACAGTTCTAGAGGTTGTAGTATGTGGAACTCTATGTTTTAGAAATCCTGGCCATATAACCATCATACCGTTTTCTGGTTGAACTCTTAACTCATCTTCAAATATAATAGGTGCTGAATCTTTATCAACATCAATGTAATAAGTTACCGCCCAATCATTAGGATAGTGATGATGGTTCCTAGCATAATTACCTTCATCAAATTGTGCTACCCAAAATGCAGAAGGTAAAAATTTTCCTTCCAATTTTTCATCTTGTTGAAAGTAACTTTTACTAACAACTGCTGCTAAGTCACATGCTTGATCTATCAAAAAATTAAATCTATCTTCATTGATATGAGTATCATAAGAACTTCTCCATGCTCTCAAATTAGTATGGGTTTCTTTTTCTGGATACTTATTTCTGTATTCTTTAACCAGATCTAGTAAATGTTTATTAAGATTTTCGTGGTCATCTAGTATCACTTTGAAAACAGGAAGACTCCTGTTAACAGACATCATATCAATTTTAGACATTTACCTCTTTCCACCATTCATTTGCTTGAGCATCTTCTGTAGTTCTGATGTAGAACCTACGAACATAGCATTGTTTGTAACCTTACTCGGACCAGATTTAGTTTCATCTAGATCCTTAACTTTCTTCTGTAGATCCATAAGTTTATCAGTCATGTCTGCTACCTGTTTCATGGCGTTTGTAGCAACTTCAAATGCTCTTGGATGCCCTGACTCCTGTGCGACCTCTAACGCCCCTTGTACTGCCTCCTGACCCTGATCTATAAGTCTATAGAGTTCTGCTCTCGTATATACATAGTCCTTCTCCCTGTCCTCCGAGACATCTGAGAGTTGATCCTTGCGTTTAGCACCACCACCTTCGGGTACATTGGATACTTCATCAGGTTCAATGTCGAACACTTCTTCCATGTTCTTTTGAAATATTTCGTCACTCATAATATTGTAAACCCACTATTGAATCCAAAATCATCATCAGGTGTTATTAGTATATCATCATTAGCATCAACTTGTCCATCTTGGTTTTTATCAACCTTTGCTTTAGGTGTGTATTCTAATTTTGCAGCACGTCTACCAACTGCTTTAGTACCAAGAGTCTCGTATACAGTTGCCTTACGAATGATATCAGACTTGTTGTAAGGACCGTAAAGGTAAGACTTAGCACTGAAGTTAAGTGTATATACAACCAACCTACGTTCTAAGAAACTCTCATCCCAGTCATCCTCCATATTGATACCATCAAGAGTGATAGCAACGTCTCTCTTCTCACTCATATCAGGAATCATATTGATTGTGATATTGAATGTTGGTTGGAAGAATGGTAATATCTGTTCTAGTATTTGTAATCCTGTATCTTGATCCTTTGCTAAGATACCAAGTTCAAAGTTAATTGTGTATGGTACAGGAACATACTGAACTCTTACTTCGTTAGCATTGTCTGCAACTACTGTCTTATACTTTTGTATAGGACTAGTTTTTCTTGCCTGATCATATTGTATCCCAGTCATCTCAAAATACATTCGAGGCATGGTAATAGCAACCTTCTGTGTAGAAGGGTTTTCAAATAAACGATAAAGAAACTTCTGCTTTGGACCATAAGCTAAAGCAACTTTCTCTGCTTCGATTACCTCTCCTGCATTTTTCTTTTTTATCTCAATATTATTAAACAGAGTTCCAAATCCGATAACTGTTCTTCGGATTGTCTCGTTATAAAAATGTGTACCTAACATTAGAAGCTACCTGTAAAATTACCATATTCTCCAAAAGGATTTCCTTCACCCCAGTCAAGGATATCATCCCCTCCTGTTTCAAGTGCTTTATTCTGGTCGTAGTCAGAATTAGGATTATCTAAGGTTGTAAATGATCCTAAAGTATATAGGGCATTAGAATCCACCCCTCTAATTAGGTCACCATCTAAGAAATCACCCGTCTTATTCATCATACTTAAGGTTAGTGTTGCACCGTTCCAACCAGATACCTCACCTATAACATTTGTAGACAAATCAAACAATTGTGCTCTAGTACCACTAGTTGTTGTAGTCTCATAAGCATTGATACAATACCTACTGTTAGCAGCATCATAAAAGAACTCACCTTTAGTTGTGGTTGGAGTTTCACCAGTATATGTGTAACGATACTTCAACCTAAGATCTTCAAACTTCCAGAAGAAATATTTAACTAGAGTTGTTGTAGCAAAGTTTGGATCAAAACTAGCAGCATGTTCTACGTATATTTTACCATCTCCTTGTGCTGCCCAAATTCTATCACCACCTTGATTCTGGAAATTACCACCAACAATATATTCTTGTGCTTGGAAATCAACTGATAACTCAGGTGGTGCAACTGTTATTGTAGGTGCTGTTGTATATCCATTACCAGAATTAACTATAGTAAAAGCATTAACAGAACCATTTAATACTGTACATGTAGCAGTAGCAGGTACATCTCCTCCAGCAACATCAGGTGGATCTGATACTGTAATCAAAGGAGCAGTCTTATATCCACTACCACCAGCAGTGATAACCATGTTGTCTAAAGTACCACCTACTATACTACTGGTCATAGTTGCTGTAACTCTTGGTGCAGACAGCTCCAGAGATGTAACAAATGTTTGCTGTGCTTCGATAGCATCAATCTCTTTGATACCAGTATCAAACTCATCAGAACCTTGCTCGTAGATCTCAGCAGTAATCTCAAAGTAGTATAGACTTCCTAACTGGTAGAAAGGTAACTCTCTTTCTACGAACTTGATTTCATATGCGTTACCAGTTAGAGGATAGTATATCAAGTCTCCTTCATTGGGTCTCTGTTCTATAGTAAGACCTAGTGATGGAACCAACGACTGTTGCCATCTTCTTCTAGAAAGAACAAACTTAATTTCATCAGTGATCCTTACACCAAACTGACTGATAAATTCTGAAGGTGATCCAAATCCCTCAACATTGATGAATAACATCTCAATCATGTATGCTTGGTTATACTCTGAATGTATTACCTCACCAAGAGTCTTATCCCTAAGCATTGTCCTAGGAATGTAATACACATCAGTACCATACAACTTGATCTGTTCGTCAACCAAGTCCTGTACAAGATTCTGTTCGGTGAGAGCACCACCGTGTTGGGGGAAATATACCTTCTTCATCCTATCATATCCATAGGTGGTAACTCATATGTGGTACTAGAATCAGACATGAGTTGATCTATCTCTTGCTGACCTTCTCTGTACATCTTCTCACCATTGAGCATTACTCCACCAGGAAGTTGTACTCCTTGGAACTTAATTAAATTCTGACCCCACTGCCTTTTAATAAGTGCAGTAGCATACTTCTTGAGGAAGAAGTCATCCCATACTTGTGTATACGAATTTGGATCCAATGCCCTATGGCAGTCTATAAGAAGGTATTGATCCTTAACAATTCTATTTACATCAATATCAATATACAATCTATCTGCTCTGGTGTTAAATCTATACTCAACTAAAGCACCTGTATTGATAATCATATCAATCGTTTCAAAGTGCTGCTTAACCATGAAGTAGTTGACCATATCAACACCACCAAAAGCAAGACCTGTTCCTGATGTATAGGAAAACAAGTCCATCAAATAATACTGGTTGCTCATTCCAAACAAACTGTTACGAAGAAAACTTGAACTGATACCATAAACTTTAGAGATACCAAAGACATGTTCTGGTATCTCTAAAAAGTTCTTTCTATTCTCCCAACCTGCTGCATCTGGTGCAGTGGTTGATTGTACTTCGTTTTGAGTTTGAAACCTAGTTACATCATCTTCTGTAAACTGGTGTTTCAAATACATCCTTTCAGATCCATCATAATGTCTTTCACGAAAATACTGAAGAGCATCATCGATCCGATCATCAATTTGATCATCATCTACATTAATTTCTAAGACTGGAGCACCTAACTGTCTCAAACAGTAATCTTTAAACTCAGCCTTTGTGCTAGGAGCAGCCATGCATATACCGATAGTTTCCTAGAGGTATTTAGCCATCTGCTTCTGTTAGTTCTTCAAGGAACCAATGTTTTGCTGCAGCAATGTTATCAAAAAATCTCATATTCTTTGGTTTATCCTCTGTGCCACCAAACTCACATCTCCATCCAATACCACCATCTTTACCTTCTGGTATTCTATCTTGCAATAACTGATTGTCTGATAGTTGACTCAACTCCTCTGCTTCTTGCTCATTCTCTGCTAGAAGAACAGCATCAATAACCATATGATATTTGAAAGGATCCCATTTTGCTTCTACCTCCTGTATAATCGTATATAAAGGTAGTTCATCTAATGGTTGACCCATCCCTTCACGATTATGCACAGGCACTACAGTACCACCATCACCACCACCAACATGGAATCTTTCCTCTGGAGTCATTGATCGGATTTCCGTATTATCACTCATTTTTTATGCCTATAAATATTATTAGTATAACATATTATATATCCACTTGACAGGATTCGGTTTATACGGTACAATTACAACATACAGAGAAAGACATAATGAGTGTACAAGCGATCATACTGGAGACAGGTGAAACTATAATTGCAGACGTTACTGAAGCAATTGATAAAGCAGAAAATAAATCTCTAGGTTACAAATTATTAAATCCCTTTGTAGTCAATCTAATATATGATCATCCTGTTACTGATAAGGGTGAACTAAACACAGACACTGATGTATCTGATGCTAGAGTTGACTTTACACCTTGGTGTCCATTATCAAATGGAAGAGAGTTTCATGTAGAACGTGACTTCTGTAGAGTTATCTACGATTCTCATGAGAATGTTGTTGAGTTGTATATCAATACTGTTGCTCATTGGAATGAGCATAATTTAGATGAGGTAACTGTAGACTCAGCATTAACAGTAGGATCTAGTGAAGCTGGCGAAAGTGCATTTGATCCAGAACCAAAAGATCCTGGTATGGTAACTAAGATGACTGGACACCCTGCAGATCCAAATTCACCTCAAGCACCAATACAAATACCCCCTACTGATAATTAAATTATGTCCACTTCCTTTGAAATTTCATCCAAATTTAAGGATGCTATTAACGAAATCAATTGGGAAAAAATAACATCTCCAGTAATGGAAACTGATGATCAAATTAATGATTATGGTGACTATGCTGTAATAGATGATTTCTTACAATTTCCTGATGAATTTATAGAAGCTATATCAAAATGTCCTGCTGATTTTTTAGATGTTATTGCAAAACAAACTCATGCAGAAATAGGTAAGTTTCCATTTGGTGCTAAAGATCCAGGAGTCCATCAACTATTAGTACCACATTATTTGGTTCCTATGTTGTTTGGTTTCTATAAAGCTTGTATTGATTGTGAATTTATACCTGCTGATTTGAATACTAATTTAGAAGGTGAAGGAATGAAAAGATTCCTTAACAACTTACCAAGTTACTGTTCAACTGTATCAAATTTAATGTATCCTGATTGCATTAACAGTGTTGGTCAGAATTGCCCTACGTTTGATCGTTGGGATTATAGTGCTTACCTATTTTTAAATGATTCTCCTGATAGTACATTTAACTTATACGATTTAGAATGGAATGGTAAGTACTATGCTAATGCTGAAGATCTAATGGAAGAGGAAGGAGAAGTACTAGAAGACATTGCAAAATGGTTGAATGATCATGCTACAGCTAAAGAAGAATCAGAAGTATATAAAAAATTCTCTGATTTAAAAGAAGATCATTTTATTCAAACAAGATCAGTTGAAATTAAAAAGAATCGTCTCGTTATACTAAAAGGAAATCAATTTAGATTAACTAATTATAGTAATAACGGAGAACTGTATCAACTCCAAATTGGTATGAATAATATACCAAAACCTAAAGAAATGGATGGTAATGAATTCCAAAATGATGAAGTCTACTCCTGAATCAAATACAAGAGAACCTAGGACTGGTAAACATTATATACCACCAGTACATATAGATGACATCCCATCATTCTCATTTAAAGAGTTGTTGGAGATGTCTAGGTTCAATCCAATTGAACAAATGGATATTCATGTCGATGAAAGATATGGAACAAAGTTCATGTATATTGGTAATCTGTTGCAAAATCCATTAGACTTAAGAAATCTAATGACGAAGTTTCCAGCAGAAAGGAAGCAAGATAGTGCTATAGAAGCAGATAATTTAAACGAAGGTAAGTCGTTTAGTGGTAGTAAAGCACCTGGAATGCAACAACCAATTGAAAGACAACTCATGCCAGCATTTGGTAATGAGTTGTTTTTTCTTGCTAAAAGATTAAACTTCCTAAAATTTAAAAGAGAAGCAGTTACGTGGAAATATTTTACTAATTGTTTCTACCCTAAAATGAAATCTTTTAATAAAAATTATCTACCACATATGGATCCTTTTACATATGCTGCTAATGTATTTCTAACAGAATCTGAAGACTCAGGTACAACATTCTTTAGGGTACATTGCCCTATTGATGATAAATGGTACTACAATATGAATGAGTTTATGTCTCCTTCAGCTACAAAATCTGGAGCAAGAAGATGGTATGTAGATCAAGTAAAAGAGAGATATGGATACAATGAGAAAGGAGATCCAAAACAACCTATAGTACAACCTATAGAATCTGGAATAGAAGATTGGGTAAATTACAAAGGAGATGATTTCTATGATGGATACCTTCATCTACCAGCAAGATTTAATACTATGTCTTTCTATCGTGGTAGCAGATGGCACAGTGCAACCTTTGATGCAGCAAATGCTAAGACAACAAGATACTCACTAGTTGGTGTTATAGAATGAAAAAACTGAGGTGGGATGCTTCTGAAATAAAAACCTACCAAGAGTTCTTTACTAAAGAAGATTTCGTACAAATAAACAACTATACCAGAAGACCTCAATGGGGTTATGGTAATATATCAAATCCAGGTGAACCATCAGCACCTTTCTTTACAATGCCTTTAATAAAAGACGAGTTCTTTACAGGGCATTGTATGGATGTAATTCAGAATAAACTAAATCAAAAATTTAAACTAAATGATGTCTACTGTAATGGACATATATTTGGAACACAAGGAAGTCCTCATCAAGACAGTGGTCGAGACGAGGACTTTACTTTGCTGCTATATTCTAACTTGATAGGAAAAGACATAAAAAAATGGAAGCCGCAATGGGGTGGTAAAACTGTCTTCTTTCTAACGAAAGATGAATTGACTTATGTTTTACCAAACCCAAATACTGCTACCATTTTTCCAGCGAATATATTTCATTACGCCGAATCAACCACTAGACATTTTGAGGGATTAAGATTATCTTTAGCATGGAAACTTTCTAAAGTCTAGGAAAATCGTAAAATTCCTTCATCTTCTCATTGGAATACTTATTCCATAGATCGCATAATTCGATCAATTTATTTCTATCCCATTTTGGTTGTCCTGGACGACTTACATCAAGTCCTCCATCATCTCTTCTTAGAGCCTGATAGATAGCATATGCTGCCTTATGAGTTTCTAAGTTTGCTTTTGATTGAGCTTCATCTCCATCAACTTCCCAGTCCCACACCACAAGCTTGAGTTTATCCTCAAGCTCTTCTATGGTGTGTTTTGTTGGAAGTAGTGTTATTCCTCCATCGTAGTCTGCCATTGTTTCTGTTCTCCGTTAATTTGTGTAGTGGATAATTTACGCCTGTGACTCCTGCCATGTAATTCTAGCAGAGATCTGATATGGGTTATTAAGTGTAACTGAACCAGCGTCAACCACGTTGGCGACAACTGATAGAAGGTCAGGTCCGTTTGGATAGATACCATCACCACCTAATATTGAGTTACCCAATGCACTAATCTTCGTTAGGTCGAAGGTAGTAGAGTTAGTTTCACCTGATCCAGCACCAGATGCTCTGAAGGATAGAATTGATGATCCACCAGATACGTTCTCTCCAGATTCGTGTCTAACCAACTGACATAGAGATGGTTCGGTCACATTCTGGAATGTGTCTACACTTAAGTTCGGGTTAAGTATCAAACTGATCTCAGTTTCGTGAGTCGTTAGGATACCAACAGAGTCAAGTGCAAGTTGCATTCGGTTGATAATCTCTCTTTCT